TGCATGGATTGCTATGTGGACACATGATGATTCACGAATGACCGATGAACAACTCTATGGTATGAGTGCCGAAGAGTACTCCCGTAAGATGATGGGTGATGAAACCTATGAAAAATATTTAAATCAAGGTAAAGATGAAAAGAGTTTGGAGAAACCTAAGTCGGAGTAAACCACCAGTAAATGAAGAGGTCGAACTACAACATATGATTGTGGGTATCGGTGCACCAGAACGTGAGGGTTGGTTTAGCACTGGTAGGATGAGAGAGAGTGGTACATATAGTATATTACAAAATAAAAGTGGAACTGTAGATTACAGACCACCAACCCATTGGAGAGCAATTAAAACAGATTAAGATGAAAAACGATTTAGGAAAACGAATGAAAGAGAACTACGAGTATAGGACTAAATCCTATATTCCTAGACGAACATATACAATAATTAGATTAGATGGTAAAGCTTTTCACACCTTTACAAAAGGGTTTGAAAGACCATATGATACTAAGTTAATGGATGCAATGAATTATGCAACCAAGATGCTTTGTGAGAATGTACAAGGTTGTAAGTTGGGTTATACACAGTCTGATGAAATTAGTTTATTATTAACTGATTTTGATAAGATTGGTACTGATGCTTATTTAGATGGTGCTATTCAAAAGATAGTATCAATTACTGCATCTATGGCTACGGCATACTTCAATAGATACATGCTTGAAAATGATATTACTGCTAAATTGGCTTTCTTCGATAGTCGAGTGTTTAGTATTCCAGAAGCAACTGAAGTTGAAAACTATTTCATTTGGCGACAAGAGGATTGTGTTAGAAACTCAATTAGTATGACTGCACAGTCACTTTATAGTCACAAAGAACTACACGGTGTTAACACATCTGGTATGCAAGATTTATGTATGGAGAAGGGTGTTAATTGGAACGACCAACCCGATGGGTTTAAAAGGGGTCGTATGATTGTTAAAGAGCAATATGAAATCCAAGCATTTGACCTGGAGACTAGTGGTTTAGATAACAACCATAGACCAATTAATGTTGGTACTGCAATCAGAAATAGGTGGGCTATCAAACCAGCTACTTGGATTCTAAGAGATAGAGAAGAGTTTAGCGATTTAATACCAAAACGATAATGAATGTATTATCACTTTTCGATGGATTATCTGGTGGACAGATAGCATTACGTAACTTGGGTATTACACCCACTAATTACTATGCATCTGAAATAGACAAGTTCGCTATCAAGGTTACCCAACATAATTTTCCAAATACTATACAGCTTGGTGACATCACAAATATAGGTGTTGCCAAGCCTTTTATGGATTCTTGGATATATGATAAAACCACCATGGAAAAACTTCATAATATAGGTGGTGGTATCGATTTACTAATGGGTGGAAGCCCTTGCCAATCATTTAGTAAGGCTGGTGATGGCACTGGTTTTGATGGTAAGAGTAAGTTATTCTGGGAATACCTAAGAATACTTAAAGAGGTGAAACCTAAATACTTCTTACTAGAGAATGTAGTAATGAAAAAGGAGTGGGAAGATGTTATAACAGAGGCAATGGGTGTTGAACCCATCATGATTAACTCTAATCTTGTAAGTGCTCAAAATAGAAAACGATTATTCTGGACTAATATACCAAATGTAGAACAACCAGAAGATAGGGGTATCCTACTTAAAGACATTCTTGAGGACGATGCAGACCCTAAGTATGCTATTAGTGATTCTAAGATAGATAGAGTACTAAACTCTCAATGGGGTAAAGGTTTCTTCTATGATAAGTCACATGATAAGATTGGAACTGCAATTGCTGGTTATCATAAACTACCAACAGATGGTACATACATTGACCTGGGTTACCCAAGGAAGATAACACCAACAGAATTTGAAAAATTACAGACTGTACCAGTGGGATATACTGATTGTGTGAGTGATACACAACGCTATGCTATGGTGGGTAATGGGTGGACAATTGATGTTATAAGTCATATCTTAAAAAATATGGAATTGGGTTGATTAATTCAATTAATAGAACTATATTTGTTTAAACAACAAAATATGAATGTATTATCACTATTTGATGGGATGTCTTGTGGACAGATTGCGTTAGAAAGAATAGGAGTAAAAGTAGACAATTATTATTCAAGTGAGATTGATAAGCATGCTTTGAAAGTTACCGAAAAGAATTACCCAAATACAATACAAGTGGGTGATGTAAAAGAATTAAAGGGTAGTGATTTACCTAAGATTGATTTAATGATGGGTGGAAGCCCATGTCAAGGGTTTAGCTTTAGTGGTAAACAATTGAATTTCGATGACCCAAGGAGTAAGTTGTTCTTTGAATTTGTTAGATTAATAGATGAAATCAAACCTAAATACTTCTTACTAGAGAATGTGGTGATGAAGCAAGAGTTTCAAGATGTGATAACAGAAGCATTAGGTGTTGAACCTATTATGATTAATTCTCAATTGGTAAGTGCTCATCATAGAAAGAGGTTGTATTGGACTAACATTCCAAATATAGAGCAACCAGAAGATAAGGGTATTGGTTTAATAGATATACTTGAGGATGATGAAATGATAGGACCCTCAGCGATTAGAGGTCGAAGACTTAACAAGGCAACAATACTTGGTAGAAGACTAAATGAACGTGGTAAGAGGGATGATTATAATAAAGAGATACCTATTACCCAATGTCTTGAAGTAAGGGCATCAAATAGGACTAAATCAAACTGTTTAACAACAGTTGCCAAAGATAATGTATTAACAACAATGCCGATTGGGAGACACCCAGATGCGTTTAAAAAGGGTTTACCCTTTAGATATTATACAATAAAAGAATATTGCAGACTACAAACAGTGCCAGATGATTATTTTGAAGGTGTTGCAAGTGAAAATCAAGCCAGAAAAATGATTGGTAATGGTTGGACTGTAGATGTAATAGGACACATATTAAAAAACATGGAATTATGATTAATGATAAATCAGTATTTTTCTGGGGTGGTATCTGTAGCCAATGGTATCCTTCGGATTTTGAAATAAACGAAGAAAAATTTACATCTGCTGAACAGTATATGATGTATAAGAAAGCATTACTATTTGAAGATGAAGAAGTAGCCAATGCAATAATGAGAACCAACAACCCTAAAGACCAAAAAGCTTTAGGTAGAAAAGTGAGGGGATTTGATAAAGATGTATGGGAAGAAGTATGTCGTGAGTATGTTTACGAAGGTAATTATGCTAAATTCACACAAAACCCAGAGTTACTTGAAGAATTACTTAGCTATGGCGATAGAGAGATAGTAGAAGCTAGTCCAGAAGACCCAATTTGGGGTATTGGACTACATGAAAACGATAAAAGAGTCCTTGATAAAGAACAATGGTTAGGAACTAACTGGTTGGGTGAGGCAATAATGAGAGTGAGAGACGAATTAAACGCACATAAACCATAAGATATGAAACCAATACCATTTAAAGAACAAACAAACGTAGCAGCCGAAACACAAGATGAATATGGTGACTTACCATTTCTTGATATGAAGGGTAAAACGGGTACAATAGTATCTTGTTGGGGATTATCCGAAGAAGAAATAGCAGAGGTTGTTAAGACTGGTAAGATATGGGTTGGGTTAATGTGTTTTGGTAACCCATTAACACCAAGCCTTTTGACCGTTAATAAAACGGATTTATTTGAAACAACAACCATACCATGTACCTCTTGTGGTATTAACGATGTTGAAGGAATTGTTAATATGGTTGAGGATAACCTGGTTAATGAAAAAGAATGTAAAGATTGTGATAGTGTAAAATAAAGATTATGGAACAAAAACCTAAAGACAACTTCAGATTTAACTTTGGTGGGTTACCACCAAACAAGATATGGTTCACATCAGACCCACACTTTTTTCATACTAACATCATTAAATATACCGATAGACCATTTGATAATGTTGGTGAAATGAATATGGCGTTGGTTAGAAATTGGAATAATACGGTTAAAGATGATGACCTTATATTTTGCCTTGGGGATTTTGCCTTGGGGAAGAATCAAGAATGTAACGACCTACTTCAAGTATTAAATGGTCAGAAGGTTTTAATCATTGGTAATCATGAAAGAACGATTATGAAACACCCAGCAAATAGAGATATGTTTGATGGTGGTATCTATGAAAGACTAGAGATTAAGGTTAATGATGATGAGGTTTCAGATAACTTTCAACACTTAACACTTTCACATTACCCAATGATTACTTGGAATCATTCACATAGGGGTTCTTGGCAACTATTTGGACACGTACATGGTGTTTTGGATGGTAACCCTAAGTTATCACCAAACCAATTAGATGTAGGTGTTGATTCACATAACTTCACCCCCATTTCTTATCAAACAGTTAAGGAATTAATAACCATAGAAAATATAAATAGGGTTAAAATAACAAGAGTGAATAACCACAATAAAGATGATAATAGTAACAGTAACCGATGAACAAAGAGAAAGGGCGAGTAAGCTTTATGATTTTGAAGCATTAAATAATAGTATTACAAAGGGAGAGGGCAACGTTGTCGGCTCAATAGGTGAAATAGTCGTTTGTGATTATTTTGATGGTACACAAGCCAACACATATGATTATGATATAATCTTAAATAATAAAAAGATAGATGTTAAAACTAAAAAATATCAGAGTCATTTAGTACCACATATGGGTTGGAACTTAAACATACCAGTGTTTAACACAACTCAAGAGTGTGACCACTATTGTTTTGTTGTTGTATCTGATGACTTAAAAAAGGCTTGTATATTTGGTTTCATTAAAAAAGAAAACTTTTATAAAAGGGCAGTGTTAGGTAAGAAAGGTGAAGTAGACCCAAATGGTAATGGTGTGTGGAAGTTTAGGTCAGACTGTTATAATCTATCACCAAAAGAATTAAAGTTACCTAAAAAAATTGAACAAAATGGATAATTTAACAAAATGGGATAAGAAGTTTATTAGTCTGGTGGCGGAAGTAGCCTCTTGGTCTAAGGACACTAATAGGCAAGTAGGGTGTGTTATCGTAAATGATGATAAAGATGTACTTACACAAGGTTATAATGGTTTCCCAAGGGGTTCAGATGACGACAAAGACCCTAGACGTTATGAGAAACCAGCGAAATACATGTGGACTGAACACGCAGAACGAAATGCGATATATAATGCAGCTAGGTCTGGGACAATATTAAAGGGTGGAACACTCTATTGTAGTTTCTTCCCTTGTGTTGATTGTTGTAGGGCTACGATTCAAGTAGGGATAAAAAAAGTATATGCACCTAAACCAGATTTAAATCATAAAACATGGGGTGATGGGTGGATAGAAGGTATCATCATGTTAAAAGAATGTGGTGT